TTGATTAACATCGTAATCTGGTAATGAAAAAGATTCATGATAAGCGTTAAGTAAACAATGCTGTTTTTTTGGATTGTTTTGATTCATGAGTGTAAACCTCATTTTGTTTAAATTAAAATCAATATTTTCACCATTGTAAATTTTCACATCGTGAATATATGATTGATTTTTTAATAAGGGTAATAAAAAATCAAAACCGGAACGATTAAATTTTGTGGATCCCCCCCATATAGATAACTGCTGCTGACAATAAGGATCGTCTTTACCAGCTTCAATATCTAAATAAAGTGTCCCTCCTCCCAAAACTTTAATTACAGATAAAGAATATACTATATCTCCCAAATCCCCAGAGTGTTTGAATGTTTTCATCTATGCTCCCCTAATATATTATCACAGTATCGAGCACCAAAAACTTCAACAAATTTTTGGTACATATTTCCATCAGAACTTTCTGATTTATCATACCAACCACCAAAACCAAGCCAAGTTTTAGTCTTCATTACTAACTGCATACAATCAATATTAAATTTTATGGCAGGTGATCCTGTAAAAATCAAAAACTTCTTGTCTGCTTGTGATTTTTCTCTCCATAAAACATAACCGTTTGTTTGCATCCCTCTCATTATGACAGGGAATATTAAAATTTCTGATGTTGGTTGTTGTTTAATTTCTCTTTTGCTTAATTTATCCAACTCTTCCAGACAAGTATCATAAAGAATATTATCTGGGTTAAAATGCACTATGTACTCACCTTTTGCCACTCGAATACCCATATCTCTAAGTGAATGACCCCAATCATTATATCTTTTTTTAGTAATAGTTATTGTAGAGTTTGGAATGTTTACATCAGGTGTGGGTCTGCTTGTTGGGCCATCATGATAAATCAATACTTCAAAATCTTTAAAGGTTTGATTCTTTAAACATTGCATACCTTGAATAAAAGATTCGTCAGAGATTACTCCATCATAATGAGGAACAATGATAGAAAACTTATACTTATATTCACTCATGATGCTATCTCAATTGGTTTCCTCAATAGTTGCTCATAGATCTTAAGTCTATTTATAGCAACTTTGTTAAGATCAAAATTTTCTTCTGTTAGCTTATGAAGTCTTCTACCCATCTCCTCTCGATGATCTCTTTCTTTAGCTATCTTAGTCAATATACGCACCCATTCAGTTTTAGGTGCATCATGATCTATTAGGTATCCAGTCTCTCCATTTATTATCCATTCATCATAGCACCCAACATTAGAAGCTACCAAAGGAATTTGATATCTTCCACATTCTGCTACCTTAATCTCAGACTTGGAATCGTTAAACTCATTCATTTCTAATGGTGCTAATGCAACATCCATATTAGTAAAAAATGATCCATATCTATCTGTAGGTAATGCATAATGAATTCCAAAATTATTGTCCCTCTTCATATTACCTAGGAACTTAGCTTTGTAATTCTTCCAAACAGATACTTGCCAATCGTCTTTCTTTGTGTCTGGTGGAGGATGCCCATAAAAATCCCATCTGCAATTCTGTGGGCCTACACGCTGATTAACCATTGCAGGGACACCAGCAAATACATGGAGATCCTGCTCATGGTGAATCCCTCCTGCCCAACCAAAACGGCAAATGTTCTTCTTCAACAGAACCCTTTGCATATTCCAGCAAGGAAGATTATAATCTATTGAATTCTTTATAACTGCTAAGTATTTTGTACAGAATGGTTTTATTCTACTAGCAAACTTTTGTTGAGTTACTGAGACTAAATCTGAGTGATGATATATAAACTTAGTTATTTCTCCTAACCCTCGCTCTTGATAAACACCATACAATCTATGTCCTTTGTACAAATCAGTTAATAGATCATCTGTATCGTAGTGTACAAACTTGCCAAACTCTTTAGCCTTACCTACGATTCTAGCTGTATAGTTTCCACCGTAGTTACTAAGGTTACTAACCATTACTATATCAGCCCATTTCATATCCTCAAAAGGCCAATTAGGTATCCATTGTCCTGAACTGGGATCAACTCCCAAGGGGTTAAAGTTCATTCTAACTTCTACCTTATCAGGATATAATTCAGCAAGTTTTTTATATGGAACTATGGCCCTGTAATAAGCACAACCGCCTTCATTAGCAGGGCAAACCAATATTTTTAATTTATCACTCATAAAAAAAATAAGAGCAGGGAGGGTAAATCCCTGCTCTTATAAAAGTCAGTTATTTAAATCAATCATGCATTATTTCTTGATTTTTTTGCTTAACAATAACATCCTGAGATTCCTTAGGTGCCAAAGTGACTGCCTTAGTCAAGTCAATCACAGCCTCACGCAAGTCATCAAAATCAGGCACCTTTCCGTCTTGGTTCGGACCTTCAACTCCGGGGACAATTCTCCTAACAGCCGTTACAGTATGCTTGCGGAAGCGGCTGGATAGGAAGGGTAGAATGACGATCAGCAATTGCATCCACGGTGCTGATCCCGGAATCGTTGACCCAAAAACATTTGCAATTAAACTAATTACATTCGGTGAAAGTACCTCTTGTGTTGCATTAGCATCCAAAGTAACCACCATAGCACCTGCGGCATTTGTTAGATGATCCTTTGTAGTAATAACAGGTTGAGTACCTCGCCGTTCAAACTCGCCCTTTAATGCATCCCCAACATCACCACCTAGAGTTTCTATTGGAATCACTACCGATTGCTGATTTTTCAAGGATTCAGCAGTGACATTACTAGTTTCTGTAATAACAAGGGGTGCTACAGGTTGTTCAGTATGCCCACTTCCAAAAGTGAAGCCAGCACAACTAAACAGCCCAAAAGCAAGCAAGCCAACAATAACAAAGTTTTTCATTAATCAACTCCTTAGTTTAGAAATATAATCTCCACCTTCTTCTTCAGATTCTTCGTTGGGAGCATCTTTTTCAGAGGGGGTCAACTTACCTCCAATGGCAAGTGTTTCAGCAATTCTCTTAACCTCATCATACTCTTCCAACTTGACTAGACCATGGATATCGTGGAGTGTATCCATAACCTTTGCGATTTCAGCCTTTGTTCCCAAAGGTGAAGACTTTGGACGGGGCTGGGACTGATCATAGCGGGGCCATTGACCCTCCATATGCTTAACAATCTTGAAATCATGACCCTTCTCAATGTCAGTGATATCGCCAAAGTCTGAATCAATCATGGCCCCAACAATCTTCTGGAAGAGAATCATCCCGATGGAAAGAATCTTAACATCGTTAGTCTCTCGATCCAGAATATTCATGTAATATCTTGAACGAGGCTTGATTAGCCGTGCCAGAGCTTCATCTTCCTTCTTCGCAGTCTTCCAAAGACTGTAATAAAGATCACACAACGGGCAAGATTCGTTATGGATCTTGCGACAATGGACATTCTTTACTTGCCCATTTTCCATCGGAATTCTATGGATCTTAGTCTCAGCATAGAATTCTTTTTCTTCTGTCTTAGATGGTAGGATACGGATGGTATTGGATCCATCCTTTACCTGATAAAACTTCTTGATGAAGTCATCTCCTCCTCCACCCTTGTTCTTGCCCATAAGTTCTTCGTGCTTCTTACGAAGCGCATTAAGATCAATACCCATATTCAGTTCTCCTGTTATTTGTAAAGTTTAGTTTCTTCACGCTTGTTTGCGGACACCTGTTGCAGCATATCTTTCTTCTGCTCAAGTGCCCTAACCAAACCCTTCAATAGCTCGTAACGGAACGATAGCTCATTGATTAAGTTTAGGTGTTCTTTGTTGGTTTCGTCAGCCAGTACAGCATCATCAAGATCTTTGGCAGTTAATTTAGAGGTATTCTCAATACGAACATTCTTACGGAGCGTTGCCATGTACTGACCATGGTCAGTTTCGGCATCAGATAGCTTTTTCTTAGCTAGTGCCATTAGCGCATGGTAGTACGAGTATGTGGACGCTTGTTTCGATAGTTCAGAGTCTACACTAACATCGTCAAACTTCAACACATTATCAGAAATAATGTGGTAGTTTTCCCAAGTAAAGTTATCTAGTGATTTTTCTAAAGTTTGGCTCATTGTAGTGCTTTGTATAGTACGGTCATGAATTTATAAGAGTAGTCAAGTAGATTTATTTTTATTTAAATTAGGATTTTTCAATAAAAAGTTAGCTTCTGTAAGAATATCTAGGTTTCCTAGTTGATCAACACTTAAATAATCTCCAGCCTCTCCAATTTTTTGTAAAATATTTGGATTAAACTGTCCAGAATCAAGCACCCCAAACTTAAAAGGTATTTTATAATAAAAAACACCATCTATGACATTTGTAATTGTATAATTATTATAGTTTTCAAATCCCCAAATACCAGATCTTTGTACTGAAAATCTACTTCTTTTTGTTTGTCTTCTAACGAAAATTTCTCTAGGGTTAATATCACTCATTTTCTATACTCCTTACAGGGTCATCACACTCTGACATTCGAAGAATGTTATAGTCTACTTTAGCTGGAACCGTAAATCTAGGGACCCCGTTTCTAGACTTCATAATATATACTCTCATCATACCATTATCAAATTCTTCTTCAGTCTGATTTAAAGACATGGAGAAATCACAAGGGCGAATTTTACCATAAGAATCTCCAAGCTCGACATCCGTGATAATACTACGCATTCTACCTTGGCGGTTAGTTTGTGTCGCAGTCCAAATTAAAATATCTTGTTCCATGGCTAAACCACGAAGTTCTTCTGCAATTCGTTGCTGGGCTTGATACTCATGTTGAATATCTCTAGTGGAACGCAATAGTTCAAGATAATCAATAATAATAATTTGTGGGACAAAATCATTATGATTCTTAAGTTGAACAAGTAAACTTCTAATTGTATTGACTGATGCCATCAAAGTTGGGTATTCTTTAATAACCAATTTACCTTTGAACACAGTCTGAAACTTATCCAATCGTTCCTTTACAGTTAGTTGATGCTTAGGATCTTTCAACTTAGCTTGGGGGACTAGAGTCATGATTGAATCAAACCTCTGTGCAATCTTATCTTCACTCATTTCAAGAGAAATATAGAGCACATTGTGGCCGTCAATCAGAGCTTGAACACCTTGATTAACTAGATAAAGAGACTTGCCTACTCCGGGGGGTGCAACAACCATGGCTAGCTCCTTAGAACCTAATCCGCCTTCCAAAGATTTATCTATTGAAGGGAATACAGTTCTAAATTTTACCGATGTTTTATCCTTACTAAAAGTTCTAGTCCAGCGATCAGAAAAATCAGTAAAATA